CAAAAGCTTAGTCCGGAATATCGAGCTCTTAAAAAAGAAGTCGAACATGCCGAAGACGCTTTGGAACAGTCACGCAAGGCTATTAAGAACACGTCTGCTGCAATGGATGACGCAAGCAAAAAGACGAAGTATTATTCGGATCAGCTCGTCAAGCTTAAAAATAACATCAACAATATAAACGGTGTAAGCTGCGATGTGACAGTAAAAACCCGATCTACCGGGGCACAGCAGTATGCATCCGGCGGATATCCTGATACCGGACAACTCTTTATTGCTCGAGAGAGCGGCCCCGAGATGGTTGGACAAATCGGAGGCAGGACGGCAGTTGCCAACAACAGCCAAATTGTGGACGGTGTTTCTTCGGGTGTTGAGCGCGGTGTTGAAAGAGCTATGGAACGAAGCAATGGCGGAACCGTAACGATTGTCGTTATGAACGAGCGCGGTGATATTGTAAACGAGCTTAGAAATGTCAACATGCGTGCCGGTAAAGTAATCATTCCGATAAACGAATAAAAGCCCTCTCGATTGAGAGGGCTTTTCCTTTGTAATATTGCGTCAGTCCACTTTTTCACCAAGTGCTCTGGAAATCTGCAAATATTGTCCGTCTTGGACAGTGATATATGCATTGTTGCTGAAGTTATCGTTAGCAACGATATTATCGCCGTAATTGTACGAACTCGACAGCACGGCGTAATAACCGTCGTTTCCCGCCTCAGTGGCAACGAGCTTGTACTCTCCGGCGGGAATATCCTTTCCAATCTTATAAACCCCTTCGAGCACGGCGGAACTGTTGAAGTGCATGTCCGGAGCTTTTTCCGAGGGATACATTTCTGCCCGTGTAATTTCTATGTATTCGCCGTCCTTGACAGTGGCATAAACCCAAGTGTCAAAGTTTTCGTTAAAAATAATCGAATCTCCGGAACTGTCGGACGACACACAGAAATATCCTGAATAATCTTTTTCTGTGGCGATTATCCAGTATTCTCCGGCGGGAATGTCTTTTCCAACCTTGTACATTCCCTCGCCGTAATGGTCATTCGGCAAATCTACTTTGCTGATATTATCTGGAGTAGTGGGGGAGTTGGTGGTTGTAGAATTGCCGCATCCACAGAGCCCAATCAGCATAATACCTGCGATAAGTAAAGCAATAAATTTTTTCATCAGAATTTCTCCCTTTTCTTTTTAATCTATCATATTTCATTTTTTATGTCAAGAAAGAAGGTGGAACAGCAGTGGCAACCGCTTTTAATCCCGGCGACAATCCGATAGCTACCGTGGACGGCGTAACTATGCCGGTATATCCGGACTCGGAGGACGGATATAAATGGGAGCTTGAGGACGCTTCGGCCAGCGACGCAGGGCGTACCGAAGATGTCGTCATGCACAAAAAGCGCATAGGACAGACCGACGCGGTAACGCTTAAATTTTCCGGGTTGTCCATAGCGAACGCGAGCAAGATTCTGAAAATGTTCAATCCGGAGTATATAACGGTCAAGTACTTAAATATGCTCGAGGGCGGATATGTAACGAAAGAGTTTTATGTCGGCAACAGAAGTGCGCCGCTGTACAACAGCAGTCTGAATGTTGTTGACAATGTGACCTTTAAAATCGTGGCGCGAAAGGGGTGATGTCATGTATCCAATAACTTCTGCCGGGCTTGCGGCTCTGCGAGAGGATGTAGTGCAGTCCGTCAATATCCTCTGTACGCCTACCAAAGGCACGGCATTTAATATCACCGACAAGGACATCATCGGCGCGGTAACGGTGAACTGGTCGAGCGTCACGGGCAGTAAGCTTGATTTGGGCTCGGCGTGTATGTCAGAGCTGAGTTTTACTCTTGAGAATACCGACGGCACGTTTGACGACAAGGTGTTCGAGGGCGCACAGCTGTATGTCACTACGAGCTTTCCCGCAGGCTCGACAAAGGAGACAGTGCCTATCGGCTATTACACGGTGGACAGCCCTCCGCGCAAGCTCAGAAGCATCAAAATAACGGCTTATGACCGCATGGCGAAGTTTAACCGAGCCTATGATACTGAGCTTGCCTATCCTGCAACGCTGTATCAGATAGTCGCCGATGCCTGCACCAAGTGCGGGGTGTCGCAGAAGCTCCCAATGAACACACTGCATCGGGGTGTGTCGATACCTAAACGCCCGAATGCGGACAATCTGACCTATCGTCAGGTGCTTGTCTGGGCTGCGGAGCTTATGGGCGTGAGCTTGTATATTGACTATGACGGCAAGCTGACAGGCGGGTGGTATGCGACAAACGCCAAACACACGGTTATAAAAGCTTCAGATCGTTTTACTTCCGGCAATACCAATTTTGCCGAAAATAACATCGTGTTTTCCGGTGTGCGCATCGTCGGAAACGACGAGAACAAGACTGAATACCTCGCAGGCACAAAGGACTATGCCTTTAACATTGAGGGCAATCTTCTTGCGCAGAGTGATATGAATCTCAGCACACTGGCAACGGAGCTTAAAACCGCACGGTGCAGTCTTACATACACTCCGATGTCCTGCACTACGCACTCGTTTCCGCACCTTAGACCGCTTGATATTATGAAGTTTGAGACGGCGCAGGGGACGAAAAAGGTCGTGCTGACAAATGTCAAGTGGCAGTCACAAAACCGCTGTACTAAGCTCGAGGGCAAGGGCGAAACGGCAACGCAGTCGGGATATGCCACAATGGGCGCGTTTACACCGAAGCAGCAGGCGATACTCGAGCAGACCCGCGCTCAGCAGGCGGCGCAAATCAACGACTTTGAGCAGGCGACCCTCGCGCTGAATGAGACCATCGCGAACAGCATGGGCCTATATGTCACGCGTAAAGCGGACAGCAGCGGCGCGGTAATTACTTATTACCACGACAAGCCTACGCTCGAGGGGAGCAACACTATTTACTGCCGCAACGCCGGCGGTTATGCCTGGACTAATAACGGCTGGAACAACGGATCACCGAACTGGGAGTACGGTGTATCAAAAGACGGTGACGCGGTTATACGCAGCATCGCTGCGAACAAGATATCCGCAAGCTATATCACGACTGATATTCTTTCGTCGCCTACGGGAAAGTTTTCCTTTAACTTAGACACCGGCAAGATTATCGCGTCTGATGTTGACATTACGGGCGGCGATATAAACCTTGACGGCGGTAGCCTGTCGATAGAGAGCGATGCATTTAAAACCGACTTGTCGGGCGGATATCTGCAAATGTACTACGCCACAAATATGGCGACGGGTACAAATTACAATTATTTGACTGTTACTGACGCAATGGTGGACAACTACTATTACGCGACATTTGCGTCGCCGTTGCCAAGCATTGATGGGATAAACACAAAAGGCTTTAGATTCGGCGAAAGCGACGAGAACAAAACCGGAATAATACATTGGCAGACCGATTATGCGCTTATCGAAAAGGCAAGAGCGCGGTTTAGACAGTGTGTCGAGGTCAACGAGATAATGACTGTTGACAGTAACGGCGAAAGTATAGGTTTTATATCTCACGCCCCATTCAGGTCAACGGATATAAGTGTGGAAATAGGTGCGACAAACGAAGCAAAAGCGTTTATGCAGCTTGCTAATAACTCAAAAGGCACAATCCCGGCGCGAATCAACATCTACTCAAGCGGTAGCGGTGGAGCGGGCATGAGCCTTGAACTTAAATCCGGTGGCGGGTACACTGGACGACTGTTTGTTGACAACACCGGTTTGTATGCGGAGTTTAACGGCAACGGTATTTACAAAAAACTTGCGTAAGGAGGTAAGTCTAATATGATAAAAACTGAACTTGAAAAAAGACTCGGCACAACTCAAGAGACCGCAAGACAGCTTGAACAGGAAACAAAACAGCTGACAAGCCGTCTTGAATATGTCAGGGCGGAGCTTATCAAACAGCTTGGCAAAATCGAGTTGTTGTCCGATATGCTCTCAGAGCTCGAAAAAACGCCCGTGGAGGGCGAGAACGGGGAGGCGGAAAAGAATGCAGACAAGAACGATAATGGTTGATTATGCCCGCCCTCGCGGGTATGACGTTGGATATCGAGCGGAGAACAACTTCACGGAGCTTTCTCTCCCCGTTCCCGCAGAGCTTGAGGGCGCAGACAGCTATCGTGTCTATTTTGAGTCCACAGTCGGCGAGTATCTGCAAACCGAGCTACTGACTCCTGCGGACGGCTATGTTACCGTCAAAATAACGAGCGATGTTGTGCCCGAGCCGGGCAACATGGCAGCGCAGCTTGTCGCTTTTGCGGACGGCGAGAGAGTCGGCTATGCGCCTATGATAACAGGCTCTGCAAAGGTGTCGATCCCGGACGGCACAGAGCGGTTGAGTCACAGCCTCGCCGCCGAAATCGCGCTTAACACTGCCGCGCGGCATTCGCACGAAAACAAGGCTGTCTTGGATAAGTTTGCCGAATCAAAAGACGGCAAGCCGACCTATGACGGCGAGGCTTTAGGCAGTGGTGGTGGCGCGTCAACCGCTGAAGACGTCAGTTATACCAACACAC